TATTCCAAAGGCATCTCCGATTGGATTGTTATTGTGCTTGACTTATGCTTCAGACCAAACTTCACAAAGTGCGGTTAGTGAAGCAATTAAAATTACAAGTGTAAAAATATCTTCTTATCAACCAAGTATAAGAAGTGAAAAAACTATTACAAGTGTAAAAATTCTTTAATGGCTGACTCAAAAGTAACAATTACACAAGGAACAGGAACCGATATTGATACCAGAACTAATGCAGAAGGGGAACATCGTCAAGTTATTGTTATTGGTGACCCTTCAGCAACGGCTGGTGTAGCCCCAGTTCATTCTTCTTATGGTTTATCAGTTGATGTAAGAAATATAGCAAGTTCTATAACTGTGCCTGTTTCTGCTACTGATTTGGATATAAGAAATCTCTCAAGCACTTCTGATAGTGTAAAAGTGGAAGGGGGAAATACCAGCGATGTTAAGGTGACATTGGATAATGAAAGAGTAGATGTTCAAAGGGTTCATAATGTAGTGGACGGAACAATAAATATCGGTGATATTTCAAAGGGAACACAAACTAATGATGTTAAAATCACTTTAGATGGAGAGAGACCCGATATTCAAAGAGTGCATAACTTGGTAGATGGAACAGTTACCGTTCAAGATGGTGGAAATTCAATTACGGTAGATGGAACAGTAACTGCTAATGCTGGTTCAGGAACGATGGCAGTTCAGTTTTCTCCTTCCGAGCCAACGGTTAAGGTAAAAACAGGAGAAACAATTGCAGTTTATTTTAGCCCTTCAAATCCTTCAGTTAATGCAACATTTTCAGGAAGTATATCAGCAGTGCCAGAAACAGGTTCAGGAGATAGTATTTATGATGAAACTAAAAATGCTTTAGTGGTTACTCCTCATTCAGAGGGAACAATGGCGGTTTATTTCTCTCCTTCTAATCCTTCTGTAAATGCTACTTTTTCAGGTTCAATTGAAGCAGTTCCAGTAACAGGAAGTGGAACAAAATTATATGATGATAGCGTAGATGCTCTTAAAATATGTGATGGTGGAAATAAAATCTCAATAGATGATGGCGGTAGTTCAATAACAGTAGATGGAGGAGTAGATGTTAATAACCGTCCTGATGTTAATAGAGTTTTTAATGTAATAGATGGAACAATAAGTATTGGAGATATATCTAAAGGAACTCAAACAAATGATGTAAAGATTACTCTTGATGGAGAAAGAGTTGATGTGCAAAGAGTATTTAATTTAGTTGATGGAACAGTTTCAGTGGGAAATACAGTGACAGTTTCAGCCACTGATTTAGATATTAGAGATTTAAGTAAAACTCAAGATAGTGTTCAAATTTGGGCAAATACTGCTAAAGATGGTTCTGGAACTAATTATATTCCTTTAGTTGATGCTGATGGACATTTACAGGTTGATGTATTATCTGGAGGTGGCGGTGGAACTCAATATACAGAGGGAGATACAGACACGACTATTACAGGAACAGCAATGATGGGAGAAGGAGGGAGTGATACTCTTTATCCTTTACAATTAGATGCTTCAAAAAATCTAAAAGTTGCTCAACAAGGAACGGTAGATGTTCAAGCCACTGATTTAGATATTAGAGATTTATCAAGCACTACAGATAGCGTGAAGGTAGAAGGTGGGAATACAAATGATGTTAAGGTTAGTTTAGACGGAGAGAGGATTGATGTTCAAAGAGTATATAATGTGGTTGATGGAACGATGTCGGTGTCAAATACAGTGGATGTGCAGGCAACGGATTTAGATATAAGAAATCTCTCAAGTTCTACGGATAGTGTAAAAGTAGAGGGTGGAAATACTAATGATGTAAAAATAACTTTAGATGGTGAAAGAGCGGATATTCAGAGGGTTTTCAATGTAGTTGACGGAACGATAAGTATTGGTAGTGCTTTACCTGCTGGAAGTAATAATATAGGTGATGTGGATATTGCTTCAGCCATTCCAGCAGGAGATAATACGATTGGCAGGGTAAAACTAACAGACGGCACAGAAGTTGCTTCGGTTAATGCTTCCAACCAGTTAGAAGTTGCAGTAGGTAATACGGTTTCAATTCAAGATGGAGGTAATGTAATTTCAGTAGATGATGGAGGAAGTTCTTTGACAGTAGATGGAACAGTGACCGCAAATGCAGGAAGTGGAACAATGGCGGTTCAGTTTAGTCCTTCAGAACCCACAGTCCAAGTAAAAGACCTTTTTGCTACGAGTATTATCCCTTCAGTAGTTTCAGGTTCAACAACAGCAGTATCTCAAGAAGGAGGAGTAATAGTTAGTCCAGAAACAGGACATAATATAAAAGTGTATGCTTTCTCTTTGACTTCAACAACAAGTGCAGGGGTGGTAGTTAAATTTACTGATGGAGCAAATGAGAAGTGGAGATATAAATTATTAGCCCCTTCAGGAGGAATGGCAGGAGCGAATTTAGCAGTAACTCCGCCTGGTTATCTCTTTGCTACAGGAACAGGAAATACCCTTTGTATTGTTTTAGATAGTGCAGAAGAAACTCATTATTCAGTTAGTTATTTTAAGGAAAGTGGATAATGATTAAGTTAAATTCCACAACTTGGAAACATGTTCAGAAAGACGATTGGAGAGAGCGTCTTGAAGTTATTATTGGCGATGACAAACAGCCAGATTTTAAGCCACAGATAAAGATTTTAAAGTGGTCAAACGAGTGTAATGCTTCGTTCAGGTTAGTTGATGATGAGAAAGTTTTGCCAGTTATCAAAAAAGTTGGCAAAAAATTAAAGTATATCAAAAACAAAAAAGAACTGCACTTTTACAATATAGAACCGAATGAAAAATTAAGAGAGGGTGGTTATGAGTTTGAGGTTGTCCTAAAAGAAAAGCCAAGCACGAATAAGTTAAGGTTCACGATTAGAACGAAAGGATTAAAGTTTTACTACCAGCCACCTTTAACGGAAGAAATAAAAGTTGGCGATAAGAACGGAAGGATTGTCAAAGTGACAGAGACCGATGTTTATGCCAAAAATGAGAAAGGAGAATTGATTTCAGTTACCCATAGACCCGAAAATGTAGTTGGTTCTTACGCTGTTTATCACGCTACAAAAGGGGCAATGAATAATGTAAAAGGTGGGAAATTATACCGAGTGGGCAAAGCATTTCACATCTACAGACCGAAAATAACAGACGCCAACGGCAACTGGACTTGGGGAAAATTAAACATAGATGAGAAAAGCGGAATTTTAACAATAGAAATTGACCAGAATTTCTTGGATAATGCGGTTTATCCTGTGAAGGTTGACCCAACTTTTGGGTATGATACGAAAGGGGGAAGTGAGACGTATTATAGTAGTTGGGCAGGGCAAGCGATATATGCAACTGCTTATACTATTTCTGAAGATGGACAAGCAACAAGTTTAACTCAATATGTAAAATATTACGGGTCTGACGATAATAATAAACAATATGGAATCTACACAGATGATAATGGAGAGCCAGCAAATTTATTAGCGAGAACTGATACTTGGACAGTTCCTGCTGATTGGGATGATTGGAAAGAACTTTCTTTAACTACTGCTAACCCGAATTTAACAGGCTCTACAACATACTGGTTGGCTCACTGGGAAGGATATATGTATTATTATTATGATGCAGGAGCAACTACAAAAAGGACAGACACTTTAGAATACGGCGATTTACCAGACACATTTCCTACTGTTGAGGCGACTTATGATAGAAAAGTCTCCATCTACTGCACCTATACAGCAGGGGGAGGAGAAGAAGAAGCACCGTCTCCAAATCAAACTTTAAACTTATTAGGAGTAGGCAACTAATATGAAAACACTTTATACTGACAATACAATTTTAACACAAGACAAGAAATTCACTTATTTGCAAAGTGATGCTTCAAGTAGTTCTACAACTATTGAAGTTCAATCAATAGTTGGTTTTTCAACTAATCAAATTTTATGCATTGGAGAAATTGGAAGTGAAAAGACAGAAATTGTAAAAACTCATTCTTCAACTGCTCCATCTGGAAATACAATTACATTAGCAAGTGCTTTAACTTTTGACCATCCACAAGATACAAAAGTTTATATTATTGATTTTGACCAGGTAGAAATTAGTTGGGCGGAAAGTACAACGGGAAGCAAATCAGTTTTAGCAACGATTAGTATTCAAGCAGACCAAAAAGAGACAATTTACAAAGATACAACTAAAAGTTCAGGATATTATTTTGTTAGGTTCAAAGATAGCATAAATACTCTTTATTCTGATTATTCAGACCCAATTCCTTATTCAGGTTATGGAGATAACACGGTTTGGGCAATAAAAGATAGAGCATTAAAGGCAATAAATGAAAAAATAGGAGATTTAATAACTCACGAATATCTAAATGAAAGTTTATGGGAAGCAAGGAGAGAATATCACAAAGCCCCAGGTAAAAGACCTTTTAGAAAGAAGTTTAATGTAGATTTAGGAAATGTGACAGTTGGAATGTATAAAATTGCTGTACCTTCTGATTTAGAAAAACCTTATACCGCAGAAAATATCTTTGGAATTAGAATTGGCACAAGTGAAAATCTAAAATACTATGATAAAAAAGAATGGGATGAGGATTATAGAGATGTAGCACATACAACTTTAGCAAGTGATTATACGGTGGGAGATAGCACAATAACTTTAACAAATTCAAGAGATTTTGATGATTCTGGTTCAATTAAAATAGGCGATGATACAATTGAGTATTCAGCAAATAACAGGTCAACTGGAGTTTTAACTATTTCAGAAGATGGAAGTTCCAATCATTCAAGTGGCGATGATGTATGGCAAAATGTTGATTATGGACTACCAACAAAATATACGGTTTTTACCGAAGATGGGACAAATTATTATATTTACTTTAACAGACCAATTGATGATGATTATGAAGACCAAAACATTTGGATAGATTATTACAGAACTTTACCAACTTATGATTCAGATGCCGATGAATTAGATGAGCCAGAATACGATATGTTTGTAAATTATTTAGCGTGGAAAATTAAAAAAAGAAAAAACGAGGGATTGCAACCATTAGATGACCCAGATTATACTTTATGGTTGGCAAAAAAGAATGATGCTTTGAAAAAAGAAAGATTAGGGCAAACAGTTAGGTTTGTACCCGAAATTGACCACTTACTATAAAATGGCAACGAAAATTGAAACAATTCAAATAAGGAATTTAGGGACTTACGGCTTGATTAGGGAAGCAAGTGTTGATGATAACTTAATTCCAGATGGAGCGGTTGTAGAAGCAAAAAATGTTCATTTTGATAGAATTGGAGCCGTGACTTTAAGATTAGGAATTTCAAATTTAGGTGGAACAGTTTCAGCAGGTTATCCTTGTTTAGGAGTGCATAATGCTTTTCATTCAACATTACTGGTAGTTTTTTCAGATGGAACTAATAATGATATTTACCGTTATACAGGAACTGGTTGGTCTAAATGTTTAGAAGATGATACAAAAGATGCTAAAACAAGGTTTATAGATTTTGCTGGAAGAACAATAAGAGTAAATGGAATAGATTCTTCAATAAGAGTTTGGACAGGGGTTGATGATGGACCAAGTTATTGGGAATATACCGGAAATCCTATAAATCCTCAACAAATTTCAAATGCAGGAATAAAACCAAAGTTTGGCGAAGTTTATAAATCAAGAGTTTATTTAGCCGGCGATAGCAATTATCCAAGTAGATTATATTTTTCGTCAGTTATTGATTCAAATGGAAATATAACTTGGAGTCCGAGCGAGGATTATGTAGATATCAATCCAAAGGATGGAGAAGATATTACTGCTCTTAAAAGATATTCATTAGAATTATTAGTTTTTAAAATAAATTATATTTATAAATTTAAAACTTCAGGAGTTGATCCAGATCCATTGATTAGAATAGGAACGAGAAGTCAAGAATCAGTTATTGAAGGAAAGAAAGGAGTATATTTTCATCACGATACAGGATTTTATAGGTATTCAGGGGGTTATCCAATTGAAATTTCAAGACCAATTTCTGATTTTGTGGAAAATATCAGTTATTCAAATTATGAAGATATATGTGCTTGGAAGGATAATGACCACATTTATTGGTCAGTTGGAGATGTAACAATTGATGGAAAAACTTGGGAAAATGTAGTTTTAAGATATACTGAATCAAGTGAAGTTTGGACAATTTATTCTTATGCTTATCAATTTAAATGGGCAGGCGAATATGATTCAGGAAGCGAAATAAAAAGAGTAGTTGGGGCTGATAATGGAGTAGTTTATGAGTTAGATAATGGCTATACTGATGATGGAGAACCTATAAATTATCATTTTATTACAAAATGGTGGGAAGGAAGCGATATTTTAAAAAGAAAAACTATTAAAGAGATTGTAACTTTATGTGAAAAAGCACAAGGTGGTAAATTAATGTATAAAATAAACGATAAAGATGAGTGGAAAGATTTGGGACAAATTAAAAAATTTTTGACTTATTTTAGAGGTTTGAATATTAAGAATTATAGAATAAGATTCAAAATAGCGGGTGCTTCAAGAGTTGAACCATTTATTTTTAGAGGATTTTTACCTTCAGATATTATTATTGAGGGCAAAATAAAAGAATAGAATTATGGAAATACCCTTGCCAACACCAACAAAAAAAGATGTTTACAGCGAGGGCTTTGATAAAGGGTTGTACCGAAACAAACCTCAAGGAAGTCCGGTTGTTTATGATTCAATAAAAGACAGAAAAGATGTTGGGTTATTAAGTTGGGGAGAATTAGAAGTTGGAAAGGAAGACCAGGTTTTTAAAGTTGATGAAAATGGACTTTATTTGGGTAGTACTGAGTTTAACAATGCCCCTTTTAGAGTTGATATGAAAGGAAATGTGGTTGGAATTTCAGCAACCTTTAACCAGTATTTTCATTTAGTAAATAATACTTTAGATGATATTTCAGATGGCTCTTCGTTTAAGAAAGTGACTGGCGTTAATACTTCAAATCAGATAACCGAAACTTCTATTGCAGACGATTCTATTTCTACTCCGAAATTGCAGGCAAATTCGGTGACAGCAAACGAAATCAATGTTTCTCAGTTATCGGCAATTAGTGCTGATTTAGGGGCAATAACTGCTGGGACAATAACCTTACCAAATACTGGTTGGATTAAAGGAGGACAAACAGGATATGACACAGGAACTGGTTTCTTTTTAGGATATGACACAGATGCTTATAAGTTTTCTATAGGAGATAGTGATGAGAATAAATTAACTTGGGACGGGAGTGAGTTGTTTGTTAAAGGAAATATAGCGTGGATAGAAGTAGTTGCCAGTGATGATTTGCGTCATTCTAATGATGCAAAAAAAACTACTACTTCTACAACTCCAGTTAAATTAAAGGAAATTAAGATGAATAATGACTTGCCGGCAATGAGAATAAAGTTTGATATAAGACGAAATACTACTTCAAGTGCTTGTGGTGGAGATGTTTATGCACAAATCTATAAAAATGGGCAAGCGTGGGGAACTCAACAATCCTGGGCTAATGCTGATTGGACTACTTTTAGTGAGGATTTCACAGATATTAAGAAAAATGATTTAATTCAATTATATGCGTGGAGTGAATGGGGTAGCAGCGAGACTTGTGATGATATAGCAGAAGTGCAGAATTTTAGAATTTATTATACTCGTCAATTTAAATATGATGAGACATTTACTAATCAAGACCCATAAAGTATAAAAAACTATGGCAAAAACACTTTTTGAATTATGGACACCAAAACAGAAAACGGCTTGGTATAGAGCAACCCCAAGTGTTAAGAAACTGCTTTCTCCTTATGTTTTAAAAGTAAGTAGGGGTGAAATTCCTATTTCTGAATTTAATAAAATGGCGTGGAAATACGGGGCTGCTGATTTAATGGTGAAAGAAGAAACTCCAACAACAAAGACCAAAAAAACAACTCCTGATCTTGATCCTAATAAAGTTTATTTTGCTTTGAATTTAAAAAATGGAGTAGTAGATAGAGTATATGGCACAAAGGAAATAGAAAAACAAATAAGAGAGGGAAAGATTAGATTGGCTACTCGGACAGAATATGAAAAGGCAAAGAATTTTCATTCAATGGCTTATAGTTTATGGAAGTCAGAAACTGGTGGAAAGGGGAGTTTTCCGGATTGGATACAAAAGAATTGGAGGCATTATGTTCTTGGCGAGCCAAAATCTAAAACAATAACCAGACAGCAAAGAATTAAGCAAATTTCAGAAACTTTAAAAGAAGCAGAAAAATCAGCCAAAGATATTTCAAGAAAGATCTCTACTTTAAAAAAAGCAAAAGAGAAAGGGTTAGAAATTACTTCTAAAACAACAAGTGAAGAAGCAGAAAAGTATTTAGAAGATTTAAAAGACAAAGATACGGGAACTGCCACTATCACTTTACCGCCAGAATTTCAAGAATTACTTGATACTTTAAAGGATTATTTGGTAGAATTACAAAAAAGAGGTAAAATACCAGCACCAAAGGATTTGACACCAGACGAGATTGCTAAATTTCTAACTCAAGCCGAACAGGAAATTTCTCCGTATTATGCGACCCAGTTAAAATTAGCAAAGGAAGGATTTTTAAGAAGTTTAGGATATACTCAAGAAACCATTGACAGATTAACAGAAGAAGCCCAGAGAGAATATCAGCAAAATTTAAGAGCATTAGGAGAAACAATGGCAGAGAGAGGTTTTGCTGAATCAGGTATAAGAAAAAGAAGTGAAAGGGAATTGGCTTGGGATACACAAAGACAATTAGAGGAAGCAAGAAGACGAGCATTATTTGAAACTGGGACTTTGGCAAGACAATTTACTCAAGAATGGGGTGAAGGAGGATTGCCAAGAACTACAGAAATTCCAGCCGTTAGAAATGTAAGAGTTTTATGGGGACAACCAGTATTCCAAGAAGTAGGAAAAACCTATCTATACGAGTTAAGACCAGAGGTTTACAAAGGGCTTATTGGGGAGAAAGAATGGGAAAAGAAAGCGGCAATTCAACAAAGAAAGGCTGAATTAGTTGGAGCCGAAAGGGAAAAAAGGCAAACACAAGCATTAAGAAAATTATCTTTATAAAAAAACTATGGCTACAGAAAGAGAAAGAATTTTAGCACAAGCAGGCGACCCTCTTTCTCTTAATGAAGTAAGAGGAGAGCAAGCCGAACAAACGACACAAACTTTGAAATATAGCCCAGAGGTGTTTTTGGAGTTTGGTAGGCAAATAATGAGTTTATTGTCTCAATCTCGGCAATTAGGGACAGCACCTTTTGTGGAGGAAGAGTTGTCAGCAAGAGAAAGAATGGCAGAGGAAGTTTTAAAACCTGCTGAAGCAGGAATGCCACCAACCTTACAGCAAAGAATTAGAAGTGCTGAGGTTTCTTCATTAGAACCTTTGTTAACTGGAGCCAGAGAAAGAAGGCAGACCTTTGCCGAGCAATTAAGAGGGTTTGGTACAGCATTAGAACAAGCGAGAGCATTGGGAACTACTTTAGCAAGTTTAGAACAACGAGTATTAGAAAATCAACTAACAGCAAAGCAAGAAGCGAGAAAAACTATTGAAAGTATGTATAAGTTAGGTGGAAAGCAGGCATTTAGTCATTTAGATGATAAAGAAAAGAGAAAATGGGAAGCGTTGGCAGGTTTGCCAAAAGGTTTTATTGATGCTTTACCAGAAGTTGAGACAGAAAAGTGGGAAATAAAAACGGTAGGAAATAAGGTTTTAAGAATAAATCCACAAACAGGAGAAGCCGAAGTATTATATAGTGCTCCAGAAAAACCAGAAACTACTATTAAAGATGTGACAATTGGCGGAAAATTATACAGGCAATTGATAGATAAGAATACTGGGCAAGTTTTACAACAATTTGAGTTGGGAATTGCTGGGAAGCCAAGTGCAGAAATGATGAAACAAGCAAATAATGCAAAATCAGGATTAAGAGCATTGGCAACATTAGAATCAGAAATAAATAGAAGCCCAGATGTGATTTGGAAAGCAGAGATGCCTGGTTTTGTGGGAAGAATAGCGGCTGGTAAGTATAGATCAGCAAGAGACGAGGCAGCCGATGTTATTACAAGATTAAGAACCGGAGCAGCAATTAATGCCAACGAAGAGAGATTTTACAAAGAACAATTACCTAAAGTTGGTGATAGTCCGGAAACGATAAGTTATAAAATTAATAAGTTAAAGAACTTATTTAAAACCTTTGCTGATCCTTGGAAAACTTATGGATTATTTGCAAGTAAGATAGAGGTTGATCCAGAAACCATCGAGCAAGCAAAGAAATACCTTGAACCTGGCAAGATATTAGTTTTAGATAGGAAAACACAACAAATCGGTCAAATTGAACCAGAAGAATTTGATATATATCAATACGAATTATTAGATTATTAAAAAATATGCCTTTTAAACCAATACCAATACAAATAAAACCAAAAAGTGAAACTCCTTTAACAAGAGAAGGTTTTGAAGTCCGATCTAAAGAAGAAATTCAACCCAAAGAGGAAGTTCAACCTAAAAGAATATCCTTTTTGCAAAGAGAAAAAGAAGAAACTACTGAACCTCAAAGAGTTTCTTTTTTAGAATCTCCAAGAGAATATTTATGGTCAACTGCAAAACATATTCCAAGTAGTTTAGGAGAAACAGTTGGAGGAATTGCTACTGCAATTGTTCATCCAATTAGAACAATGAAAACATTAGGAAAATTAGGATTAGGAGCAGCAGAAAAAGTTATTCCTGGTAAACAAAGAGAAGAAGAGATTTTTGATGAATTTGTGGATTTACTTAAACAAAGATATGGAAGTTGGGAAAAATTTCAAGATACATTTAGAACCGACCCAGTAGGGACTGCATTAGATTTAAGTATTGTTTTTGGTGGAAGCGGGGCTTTAATGAGAAGAATAGGACAAACAAGTAAAATACCAGAATTAGTAAGAGCAGGAAAAATAATATCAAAGACAGGAAAAACAATAGAACCTTTAGGAGCAATAGGGAAAGGAGTAAAAAGGATTGTTAGACCAATTACAAAAACAGGAGGAGAAGCAATGGCTTGGAGTTTAGGAGTAAGCACTGGGCAAGGAGGAGAAGCAATAAAAACTGCTTTTAGAATGCCAGGCAAAGCATTTACTCAAGCATTAAGAGGAAAAACTACAGGAAGAAATATTTTAACAGTTGCCCGAGAAGGATTGCAAAGATTAAAGGATAAAAGAGCAACAGAATATCAAAGAGAGGCAGAAAAGATATTAAAGAAACCAGTAGAAAAACCAGTAAAAACTCTTGATATTTCTCCAATTTTCAAGACTCTTAAAGAAGAATTAGAAAAATTTAATATTAAAGTTAAAGGAAGAAAATTAGATTTTTCAAGATCTCCCGTTGATAAAACAGAAGTGCCAAGAGTTAAAGCAGTGATAGAAATAGTTAGAGATTGGGGATTGAGAAAAAGTGACAGAACTCCTTATGCTTTAGATATTCTTAAAAGAAAACTTGATGATTTCTATACTCCTTCAAGAGAAGGTGCAACCTTGATTGGAAATATTAGAAAAGCAGTAAAGAAAGTTCTTGATGAAAATGTGCCAGGTTATAAAGAAATGACAAGAAAATATGCAGAAGCATCAGAATTGATTAAAGAAATAGAAAAAACTTTATCTTTAAAACCAGGAACAACTGCTGATACCGCTTTAAGAAAATTAACCAATACTTTAAAAGCAGATAATGAATTAAGACAAGCATTATTAAATGAAATTGATAGATTAACTCCATTTGGTATTCGAGAAGCACTTTCGGGACATTTACTTCACCCTGTAGTGCCTACAGGATTGATTGGAAGAAGTATTTGGGCAGGAGCAGGAGGAGCAGGACTTGCAAGGATGACAAATGTTATTGGTGCTCTTATTGATCCTCTTTTGGTGAGTGGAATAGTTTTTACTTCTCCAAGAATTGTAGGAGAATTTGTTAGAGCGTTGGGATTAAGTCATCAAGCAGCGCAAAAAGTAATTGATTATATTGCTTCAAAAGGAGGATTTATTAGAGCGGGTGAAGTAGGATTATATCAAGCAGGAAGATTAAAACAAGAATAAAAATTATGGATTTAATTCCATTACTAACAATTTTATTTATAATTTGGGCGATAGGTCACGATGGAAAAGAAGGATATTTTTAGACAAATAAAAGATAGAAAGTGGAGTATTGAGTAGATTTTAATATGGATTGGATATTAGTGATAATAATGTTATATGTGATGGCATTGATATTTTATTGTTGGTAATAAATTATAGTAATAAACTATGCAAAATGTAAGAAAAAACATTTTCAACCTTTTATTATCCCAAATCGAGAAAAGGGAGAGGTTTTTTAAAGAAACAGTTGAAACATTAAGAAAAAGAAAGAGATTTTTGATTTACGATTTTGGCTTATGCACAGAGGTCGCCGAAAGAATAGCCAGAGACGGACACGAAGTTTACTACTTTGTTCCTTGGCAAGATGCATTTCCGGAGATGAGAAAGGCAGTAATAGGCGAAGGATTAGTAAAGAGAATTAAGTATTTTTGGGATTATGTAGATAAAGTTGATTATATTTGTTTTTTTGATACCCACACTCACGATATTGCAGAATATTTAAGAAAGAAAGGGTATAAAGTATTTGCTCCCTTTAAAGCAGAATTGTTAGAATTGGATAGAATCAAAGGAAGAGAAGTGCAGAAAATAGTTGGTTTGCCAACACAAAAAACACAAGTTATTAAAGGATTAGATGCTTTAAAAAAGTATTTACAAAAAGTTTCAGATAAATGGATAAAACTTAATACTTTTAGAGGCACAATTGAAACTTGGCATCATAGGAATTTTGATGTTTCAGAGGCACAATTTTTAGAGAAGTTGGGTTATGATTTGGGCCCGAAAAGAAATGATGTGGAATTTCTTATTGAAGATAGTATTGAAGGAGTAGAACCGGGCTTTGATGGAATGGTAGTAGATGGAAATTATTTATCATCTTGTATGTATGGCTACGAAGCAAAAGGAGCAGGTTATATTGGCAGAATTGTGCCTTATAAAAAACTACCTCAACCTTTAAAAGAAGTAAATGACAAACTAAGTATTGCTTTTCAGAAAACAAAAGCAAGAACCTTTTTTTCAACAGAGGTTAGAATTACAAAAGAAGGAAAGGGTTATTTGATAGATCCGACAATTAGATTGCCAATGCCAGTACCGGGTGCAATTGAATTAGAGATTTATGAGAATATAGTTAATGCGATTATAAATGCTTGCGAAGGGAAAATAACAAATTTGAGACCATTGGCAAGGTATGGAGCGGGGGTTGCGTTAGAAAGTGAGTGGGCAGAAAATAACTGGTTAAACGTTGATTTTCCACCCAAATTGAGACGATGGATTAAGTTTAGAATGGCTTGCCAACTTAATGGAAAATACTATGCAGTGCCGGGTTTTTCAAGTGTTTGCTCGGTAATTGCAATAGGAAATTCAATTGAAGAAGTAGTGAGATTAGTAAAAGAGAGAGTTAAAATGGTTTCAGGGAGAGAATTAGACACTGATGCTGGAGGATTAGATTTGGTTATAGAGGAAATTAAAAAAGGCAAGAAATATGGTATTAATTTTTAAAAACTATGGAAAAGAAATTTAAACTATACAAAAAATTAGGAGCAACTTTAATAGATAAGGGCATTTGGTTTTTGAAAACCGCCCATAATGTTAAAGTTAAGAAAATTATTACTTGGAAGGAATTAGTTGATATTCTAAACAAGAAATACAAAGTGCCACGGGACAAGATTATTTGTGCTGATGGAGAATATCACTTAACTGATTGGCAAACTTGGCAAAGTTTAATAGAATATGATTGGACAGATAAAAGAAAGTATAGAAAAGCCGTTTATGATTGCGACAACTTTGCTGGCTCGTTTTCAGCAAGAATGGCAGAGATTTATGGCTTGAATACGGCTGGCTTGGCAAAGGGAATTAAAATCATTAATGCAACAACTAAAAAGGTGGTCGGTTATCATCGGGCTAATTTAATAATAGCAATTGATAAAGGAGAAATAAAGGCATTTGGTTATGAGCCAGAAACTGACGGCTGGAATGAGTTAACTTATAATCCTACGCAAATTTGGAATTGGTTGTATTACTACAATTACTTTGAATTCAATTAGCAAGGTCGGTCTTAAACAAAATCTTTAAATGAAGAAGAAAACAAGGAAAAAGACAAATAAAAATGACGAGATAATCCAGTTATTGAGGGAGATTTTAGAGGAGTTAAGGAAATTGAATAATAATACAAATAATGACAATTTAGAAAAAGGGTGGAGAGAGGTTTTTCCTTATATTGAAACTAATAGAACTACAGGTGATTTCCCTTTTGGTTGGCAAATAGATGTTTATTACAAGTAAAAAACTATGGAAATGGAATTCTTGAAACAATTCATTGACATAACTGGCATTGGTTTGGCTGGCTTGGCTTTGTATGCCTTAATTCTCCTTTTAAAAAGAAAAAACGGCAAGGAATACCAACAACTAAATAAAAAAGTCAACAACGAAATAGAGCATCGCCTACAAAGTATAGAGGACAGATTAAGAGATGTGGAAAACGAGGTTGTTTCTATTAAAGGCGATGTTGGCTACTTAAAAGGTCGGCTAAACAATAAAAACAAATAAAATGTATAGTTATAAAAAGTCAGTTAAAAAAGGTATTAAATATGCCATTATTATTGGTTTAGGCGTATTTATTTCTGGTTTTGCCAAAGTTTATCCTGAATACGCTCAATTAACGATTGGTGGTTTATTAGTGATAATTTATGACTATTTGAAGCATAAGTGGGGTGTTAGATTGCCGTAAAATAAGAAAAGCCAGAGGTCGGGAAGCCTGAATGCTTTGCCCCTTCCTCTGGCTCGGGTTGCAACTCCGATTGCTAAACTCTTATTCTATATAATAAAACGAAAAATGTCAAGGTTCGTTTCTTGACTTTTGGTAAAAAATATGGTAAAATAAAGGAAAATGGCTGATAATTGGAGTGGCAAATGTGATTTTTGTGGCAAGGAAGCAAATTTTTTTCACTCCGTTATTGAAGGCAGGAAAATCAAACAAATTTGCCACGATTGCTATATCAAATATGTAAAAATAAAGGATAATGCCAAAGTTGAAAATTCCCGAAAGGGATAACTTAAAGGCAATTAAAGATTACTTAACTTTACAGGGCTTTCAGGTTTGTCGGCTTCATAGTGGCGGTTTAGCGAAAAACGGACGCTTTATTAAAATGGGATGCTCGGGGTTGCCAGATTTGCTGGCAGTCCATAAAAAGTGTCCCATCTTTTTTTTAGAGGCAAAAGGAAGCAATGGCAAACTTTCACTTAAACAACAAGAGATGATTGCCTTGCTAAATAAGGCAGGTTTGAATGGCGTAGTTGCCAAAGCAGTTTGGAGTTTAGATGAAGTAGTAGATTTAATAGAGCAGTTTAAAAAATAAATAAGGAGAGGAGGTGAAGGAAAATGGAGAATTTAGGTTTTATGTGGTTTTTTAAGGCAGGGCTTGGCTTTTGGACAGGTGTAATAGTTGTAAAGGTAGTTGGTGTAGTAGGTTTGGCGGTTTTATCTACAGCATTAGAGTGGGTCTTAAATAAATAAAAGAAAGGAGGTGAGTTTTTTATGTGGCTTATTTTAATTGAAATCGAGGACAAAATGACTGGCAGTATTAAAAGGGGTTGGCGGAAATGTAAAAACTGGAATGAAGTTAAAAAGTCGGTTGAAGTATTTTGGAAAATTCAAAAGAGAAATGGCAGAGTGTTAAGAGTTGAAATTTATCGGGCAAATCTTTTCAAAAGAGTTGAAGGCAAAAAAATTATTTGGAATTGAAAGGAGGTGAAAGGGAATGGCAAAGTTATGTGTAATTTGCGGGCAAGAGTTAGAGGATGAGGAATACTGCAGTTTTTGTGAGAAATTACTCAAGCGGGAACACGAACTGCAAAGGAAATTAAGAGCGGTGGATAATATGATAAGAAATCGGTATAAATATGGCGTTGAGATGGCAAAGTTAAAGGAAGAGAGACAAGAAAGGGAGGAGTTTTTTTTAGTTGCAGAGGGAAGGAAGCAAACAGAGTATGTGAAAAGAAGATGCGAGGAATGCGGCAGAATTTGCACTCATCGGATTTTATTGAAGTGGCACGGGTTTCAGTCAATGATATGTTTGTGTTGTAGAAATTTAAGAATAGAAAAAAGGAGGTGAAATGTTATGCAGTTAACGGACTTTCTTTACCTTGTCAATGACAAGGACGGTGGCACCTGGTGTCTTGGCTTTCTATTAACTGGGGCGATTATCTTTACTTGCAGACATTGCACTAACGGTAGCAGAGAAATCCTTGCAATCGGCAAGGAAAAAAAGTATGACGCAAGGACAATTGGCTATATTATTGGTAAGGAACTCTATCGGAAAACAAAAGACGGGGCAATTTATGAGAAATCAAACTATAAAACTACCTACGGCAAGGATATGGCTTTATTGTATGTTAATGGTTTAGAAAATGAGAAAAGGGAAATTGAGGAAGTATTTGATGACTACAAGTTATTCGAGCAAGTGTATATTCCCACTCCCGTTTTGATTAAAAAGAGAATGAGAATTGGCATTACAAAGTCAAATATCATCTATGCAGACCAAGACGATGAGATTCTTTTAGTATCAGCCCCAATTCCGCCCGGCACTTCTGGCAGTCCTATTCTAAATGGCAAAGGCAGGGTTGTTGGTATGATTTCTGCCACAATTGGAGGTGTGATTGGCATTGGGATTGGCTCACAAACTTTGTATAGTTTTGCTAAAAAAATTTTAGGAGGAGGTTTAGAGTAAGATGAACAAGATAACCAGTAGCGAGGTGTCCGGACTTCTCGGATATCCCCCGAGAGTGAACGAATTTACCTCTCATTATTTACAGGAAGCAATCTCAAGAGGCAGGTTAATCCATTCACGGCTTGGCTTTGACAATGTAAAAACCTTTCAACGAGTATTGAGATTGAATAAGGAAAGCGTTTTGGTAGTTGGAATGCCAGACCGAGTTGATGACAAATACTGCTACGAACTAAAAACTTATACCAGAAGGACAAAGGAAAAAGTCATTAAGGTTGGCAAAATTCAGTGCAAAACTTATACTTTCATTACCGGCTTGCCTTCCAAATTGGTTCTCTATAGCGTAGATGCAGAAAAAATAACCGAAGAGAAGATTGTGTCATTCAACCTACGAGAATTCAGAATGTTGATTAAAAAAGCCCTACTTTTAAGAGAAATGATTAAGAAATTCAAGGCGAGGTTCAAGGATGTCCAAGCGGAAGTTAAGGTTTGACAAACTATAAGCCCTCTCTGGAATTGGGGAGGGCTTTTTTAGTTCTCCACATTGAATTTTTTTGGAAAATAGGTATAATATAGACAATGGACGCTTCAGACCCGCTTATAGGTGCTTTAGTAGGTATTTTACTAATTCTAAACGTCTATGCCTTCCAAGTGCCTGTAAGCGAGGTTCCAAACAATTTAGAAGGAACTTTTTTGATAGTTCATCAGCCAGTTAAGACAACTTCTAATAGTGCTTTAATGAGAAGGATTATTGAGTGTGAAAGCAATTGGGATTGGAAAAAGGTAAATCCGGAAAGTGGGGCGTTTGGCTATTGCCAGTTCTTGCCTAAAACTTGGGATTATGTGCAGAAAAAATGGAAAATGAAGTTAGATAGGAATAATCCTGTTCATCAGTTATATGCTTGCCAAAGGTTGCTGGACGAAGAGAACTGGGTTCATTGGCTGGCTTCAAAATCTTGTTGGGATAGATAACTTTTAAAGAAAAATGAAAAAAGATAAGAAAAAGATAAAAGAAATTAAAAATTATATTCATAAAGTAATCTCTGAAATATCTACTTTTGTTCCGCTTATTTGGACATATACTATTAGATATGAAGACCAAGAAACTAATTCAAGTAATGGTGTTTTTTCAGTAAATTATAACCCTACAACTTTCCACGTTGAAATTTATGTTTATCAAGACCTTTTTAACCAAATGCCAGATAAGGGATTGGTTGAAGGATTTAAGCAATATATTAAAGATGGTTTAGGACACGAGATTGGACATTGCTATATTTGGGAGTTGGAGGGAATAGAGAGAGATATAGAAAAAACTGCTTCTTTGATTGGATTTTTGATTTCTAAAATTCTGGATAGTAAGGGAATATAACTAAATTAAAGTTTCAAAAATGGCTACTCTAACCAGACGAAACATCCTTTATTTAAGCAAGTTAGACAAGTTAGTTGAAATCGGTGTCAAAACCAAGTTGATAGGTGAACTAACTGGCTTGACAGATAGTGCTATTCAGGAAAGGTTGCACGAAATGGGCTACCATTACGACAGAAAAGCAAAAAAGTGGAAAAAAGATTTGACAAAAAAATAGAAATGAGTATAATAAGGATGAGTTTGAAAAGTGAATAAAAAAATGGCAAGGCAAACAAACAATATCAATCCCCGCTTAAAACACCCGCCCTTGCCAATCTCTAAGCGGGGATTGAGGCGGGTGTTTTTAATATAAAAAGTTATGGGCAAGGCACTTATTAAAAAAGGACTTAGAAGATGTTATGTTTGTAAAAGAATTTTGCCACTTACTCACGAATATTTTGGTTATGATAAAAAAAATGGAGCAAATCACGAAAGATTTAAATATATATGTAGAGAATGTATAAAAAAGAAAAGGAAAGAATATTACTTGAAAAATAAAGAAAAGATAAAAAAATATAGATTGGAAAATATAGAAAAAATTAGAAAAAGACGAAAAGAACTTTATTATACTCCTAAAGGAAGATATAGAGAAATAAAAAATGATGCAAAACGAAGAGGTATTGAATGGAATTTGACATTTGAACAATTTATGCAATTTTGGCAGAAACCTTGTTATTATTGTGGTGTTGAAATAAAAACAATAGGATTAGATAGAATTGATAGTGGTAAAGGTTATACAATTGACAATATTGTATCGTGTTGCCATTATTGTAATACATTAAAAAACAATATGTCCCAGAAAGAATTTATAGACAAATGTAAAAAAATAGCACAAAATAAAAGAATTCAAAAAATGTTAAAAATAGCAGAAAGATTTAGTTAAATAACTTGGAGCGAGGTCTTTGTTTTATTAAAAATCTGGTGAGTGTTTTGTCGGGGGCAATGTTTGTGAGGGCTTTTATATCCCCAAAAACCCACAAGGTCGCTGGCTTGGCTTTGTGGGGAGGGCGGTCTCTACCCTTAATTGGGTAGCCTAAATCCAGAGAGTGGTTGCAATGCGGATCGCCTGCAACTAATACTCTCTAAGCCAGCCTCAGACACCGACGGATATACGGGTGTGAGAGAAATAAAATTTTATTTAGAATTTAGGCAAAACATAAACCAGTGTCATAAGGAATTTAAAGGATAGCACTTATTTTTTTAGGCGTTCTTTATAATGCCTAAAAGCCCTCACCACGCTCAGGATACCGGGTGTGAGAGAAATAAAAAGAAAAAATATCTATAAGTTTAAAGAAAAAAAAAGAAAAACAAATTCTATGGTTAAAAACAAGAATGGGAAAGAATGGAAAGTTAGAATTATGGATTTCACCAGAAGGATATAAAGAAATGTTTTTCTTAACAGACGGAAAGATAACACTTGAAGAAGTTTATAATTTTATACCAAATGGTGGATTATTTAAAAATCTATGAAAAGAAAAGATTATCTAAACTTAATAAGGTTTTTTAAAGAATGTGTTGAAAAATTAAGAAAGCAAGACAAGGTTGAAATAAATTTTGGTAGAGATATTAAATTTCTTAAAAAAGTATTAGAAAAAATGTCAGTAAGTGAGGTTGAACAATTAATAGTTTACTTTGTTAAGAATGAAAAAAAATTGCAACCAAAAATAAATGTAATGTTAAGTAAAAATGTCCTGAAAATTATTTTAGAAATTAAAAGAAAAAGAGAAAGTGAGTTTTGGAAAGTTGTCAACAATGCTTTGAACGAAATGAGAAAAGGTAGTTGGCGAGAGTTTGGTTTAACTGATGTTAAAAATGAGATAAAAGAGAAATTTAAAAATGTATAACATAGATGACATTAGAAATAAAATTTTAAAAAAATTTAATCATAAACACTTTTTTGATGGTGTTCGTGTATTTATGTTAACTAAAAGAAATAAAGAAGGTGGAAAAAGTCATCATCCAGACAGGGTGGCTACGAAAATAATAACAACTAATATAAGAGAGGCAGAAGAAGCAATAGAAACATTATTAGAACAAATTGGAGAAAGCGAAAGAATTTATATGTCCGTGAATAGCAGAAATATGGAAAAAGCCATAAGGAAATTTAAAGAAATGATGCTGGCAAGTGATTATGATCAAATAAGTATTAGAAATAAATTTTATATTGATATAAGAAATAGGTTTATATCAGCATTGATGAAACCAACAAGTAGGAAGACAAGTTATTTTTTAATAGATGTAGATAATGAAGAAGAGCTTAATTATTTTATTAGATTTCTGTCAGAAAACAAGATAGAGATATGGGAGAGAATACCAACAAAAAATGGCGAGCATTTTATAGTAGATCCCTTTAATCCAAATTTGGTTGATGAAAAATTTATTAATTGTATTAAGAAAGATGCAATGGTATTATTATATTGGACTTAAAAAAGTTTGAGTTATCCACATAAAAAATTTGACAAAAAATAAAAGTTGAGTATAATTAAAGAAAAGATAAAAAAAATTATGGCAAGGAAAAACAAACTTGGCAGACCAGTCAAAATAGAATTGAAAAAAATTATTGCTAAAATGAGAGACGAAGACAATCTTGCCTATTACGAAATTGGCAACCAACTCAAAATGTCAGCCCCGCTGGTTTACTACCACTACAAAACATTTAAAAAGTTATCCACATAATTGACTTGACAAAAAATTTTTCTTTCTTAAAATGAATTAAAGAAAAGATTAAAAAAACAAGGTCGGCAAAAAAATAAACAAAAATGAACATCTACACACAAAAAGATTTCAAAGAATGGGACAAGCAATTGGACGAATGGCGAAAGAAAACCCTTTGCTGTAAGGAAGAGAATTGGGTAGAGACAATAGTGGCTGGCATTCTAATGATAATTTTGGCAGGGTTGATGTTTGCTGTGTTGCTAATGTTAAGTTAAAAAAATATGAGGTGTCAGTTATGTAATAAAAAAATCAAAAAAGGAAAGGAAGTAAGAATTACTGAAAGCCCGAAAGATAAAGTTGGAATGAGAATTGTTATTTGCGAGGAGTGCTACGAGGACTGGGAAGAGAAAAGATATAAGCATTTATAACAAGGTCGGCTAAATAAAAAAAACTATGTTAATTGAAATAATTGTCAAAAACGAAAAAGGAGAAGTGTTAGCGAAAAGGTCAGCGGGAACATTTGAAATGGCTGAAGCCGAACTGGGAAAGTTAGAAAGAGAATTTAAAAATATAGAATTCAAAGATAAAGATGACTACACAATAGAGGACGACGAAGTTGACTTGAGTTTAGAGGAAAAATACTGGGGTTATATGCCAAATTAAAAAGGTCGGCTACACAGGATGGGGTGGGGAGGAACGGTAGCAGACCTGCCCCATCCTGTAAAAATCAAAACAAAAAACTATGCAAATGTATTTAGATAGAAAAAAGGCAAAGGAGATTTTAAAAAAAGAATTAGCTTTAAAAGATAGTAAGAATATTAAAGAAGCAGCACTTATATTAAACGGTGATGAATTTTGGAATCACGAAGTAATTTGGAGTGATGGTAAATGGAGGAGACAGAGAGTGTTTAAGTGTTATTTTACGAGTTATTGGGCAACACCAATGCTTGTTATATATTATAAAGATGGCAAAGAAAAAAGAATTCCTTGTTGGTTTTCAGAGGAAGATAATCCAAAATTAGCTGAAAAAATGAGAAAAGAATACGATGAGAAAATGGAAAAGATAAGAAAAGAAATAAAAGAATAAGTAAGAAAAAAGTGAAAAACTTTTTAAAAAAATCAAAATTATGGAAGACAAAAAAATTGAAGAGATAGTTGAAAAAAAAGCAAGGCAAATATATCTTGCTCAAAAAAGAAAAGAAAAGATGATTGAGGAGCAAAACAGAAAGAAAGAGAATTCAATGAGAGCGTTATCAGTTCAACGAGATGCAGTTCAAATATATTGTGTTTTGAAGCAATTATACAAAGATGACTTAAAAGACGAACATTTTGAACAAGCAATTAAAGATGTTTTAAGGATTAAGAGTTGGCTAAAAGCAATGTTAGATGTTGGCGATGAATATACTTTTAGTGTTTTGAAAGATTATTTAGAGAAAACGGTTGAGGCAAAGAAAAGGAAAGACGAAGCAAAAATAGAGGAAATGAAACAAAAAGAGCAAATTGAACCATTTTAAAAAAAACTATTATGCAAATAGCAAGAGATTGGCTAAAACAAAATAAATTTCTACCAAAATTAAGTTTAAAAGAATACAAAGAGGTTGTAGTGGCAATTTTGGGTGGTGAAATGGTTGAGTTTAAGGATGCGATCGGAAATACAAAGAAAGGGTTGAGGTTATATGTAGTCCATAATAAAGAGTTGAAAACTTTATTGACAGCAAGTTATCAGTTAATCCAAGAACTGGCTGACATTCAAGAAGGAAGCGTTATCAAAATTAAGAGAAAGTATATCAACGAAAAGACAATTTACGAAGTGGAAGTTTTGAAGCAACCAGAAGAAACCTTTGAACAATTACTGCCTTATGTAGAGAGAATGAAAGAATACAAAAAGGATTTCAAAAGTGAAGTAGAGAAAACCAAAGAGGAAGTTGAAAAAGAAATAGAACAAAAAGCAATTGAAGAAAGTTTTTAAAAATGAAAATAGCAAAAGACATTTTAAAAGAAAAAGAACCTAAAAGCGAGTTGACGGTTGAAAAAATTGCTGAATACTTAAAGAATAAAGACGAGTTAACACCGCAAGAGGTGATAAAATTTAGAGAGTATTTGTCTGCCGAGTTTTTCTATTTAGGAATGGAATTAGCAATGATTTTAATAAAGAAGGCAGAAATTTGGAAGGAAGTGAGAAAGAAAGTGAAGTCAGACAAGAAAGCCGATATTGAATACGAATTGACTGAATACGGAAAAAAAGAGATTGCTTTAAAAATGAAGTTGAAAGGAATGGAGAAAATGTTGTCCTCTTTGCGAACCACATTTGAAGCCCAGCAAGGTGAAGCAATGAATTTGTATTAACAAGGTCGGTTAAAAAAATAAAAAAATATGATTGAGTTCAAATTACAGGACGAACAGGAGGTTGAAGCCCAACCAGTAGAAGAAACCGAGGCACCTTCTGAATCTTCTCCTGAAACTCCAGCCCAACAACCAGAAGGCGAAAGCACTGGAGAAAACGAAGGAGAAGAGGTAGAAGGGGAGTAAAATAACACTTTCCTTCTCGTGACCCGTCGCTGTCAAATTGTGGATACAAGGAAATGGTGGCGGGTCACGGTTGGAAGGTGTGGAAATAAAAAAGAAGTATGAAAAAAAAGAAGAAGATGATTAAAGAAGAAATAGAAGAAATAAAACAACGGTTAATTAGAAATGATTGGATAAGTTGGGCTGGGAATAATTTTTCTTTTGAAGGATGGGAAGAATATTGTAAGAAAGACAAGATTAAGTCGTTAGAATATACAGTTATGGCTTTAATTGAATTTTTAGAGAAGACTTATAAAGGTCGTTAAAATTTATAATCAACATAATAAAAATTTACTATGAAAGAAAATTCAATAGAGTATTATAAGAAGCTAATAGATTTACACGGTCGCAATTTTTTTATTGCTTTAAGAGAAAAAGCTTGGGAAGAATCAAAAACAGAGGGATTGAATGAATTATGGGAAAAAGCATATGAAGAATTAGCTCAATCAGCAAATATTTTAGACGCTTTTATAGCAAGAACTGAGGAAGTAAAATAATTTTTGCTCGGCACTGAAGAGTGTCGGGATAGAGGAAAGTATCGACCTTCTTTCCTCGACCGCCAGAACAAAGACCGAAAGGTGAACAATGGCTGGCGGGGGATTTGAAGAAAACTATGCAAAACCAAACCAAAAATAAAAAGAACAACATTTGCCCCGCTTGCAAGTCAAGAATGTCCGAGATTGTCCGAGTAATGGACGACGACAAGACGCCAACCCAGAACTTTACTTATATCTGCGAGAATCCGAATTGCCTATTGCGAGTTGATTATAAAAGGATAAGAGGTTGGAAAAAGAAAAAGTTGGTGGTGTATAGAGAACCGCCACAAAGGGTGAATTTGATAAAATAAAAACTATGGAAAAAGAAATGAAAACAATTAAAGAAGAAATGTTAGAAAAGGATAAGAGGTGGTTAGAGGAACTAAACTTATTAGCAAAAGAAGTGAAAAAATATAAATCAGTGGATGAGTTTATAGAGGCGATGGAAAAAATTTCAATAAAAAGTTCTCTTGGATGTGAATTGAAAAGAATCATAGATAGAGGGAAACCATTAAAAGAAACATTGAAAAATTTTTATTATGAGAGAAGATAAAATTAAAAGAGATAAATTAGGGCGGTTTATTAAAGACCATAAAGCAATTGGGAAATATTTTCAAAAAGGAAATAGAATAACTGGAAAGTTTTATCGTTTTTATCCTTTCTTACGGAGTGAAAATAAAAGTTGGAAATTGAGCAAAACCGAGAAGGAAAAAATTAAAAAATTAGCCGAGTTAATTCCTGCTACAATTATTGCAGAATTATTTAAGATTAATCGTTCAACTGTTTTATATTGGACTAATCCAAAAATAAGAAAGTATTATTTGAATTACGCTAAAAAGAAATTATTAAGATAATGAATTACAAAGATATTAAAAGAAAATTAGATTTTGGCTATCCTTTACCAGTAATAAAAGGAAAAATTTTGTTAAAATTAGGAAATTTAGAAATTGTTTGGTGGGGATTTTCACAAATTCATATTTGGCGATGGCACGGAACCCATATAGATTTAGGCGTAATCTCAATTTATGGCTGTAAAAGTTCTCTATGGAAGATTTTAGCATTTCTAATTAAACCCTTAAGAAAAAGATTTCATAATAATTATATCCAAAAAATAACCAAAAAAAACTAAGTAAAAAATATGAAACTTATGAAGAAGCAAAAAGGAATAACATTGAATAATAAAAATACAGATTCTTTAGTTCGGGAAGTAATTAAGAGATTAGAGGAAGTAAAAGATTTAGGAATTGGAAAATGTGGGAAGTGCGGTAATCCTGCTTTTGGATGGTATAAGAATGAAAAATTATACGAGAATTGTATTATAAAACCTCTAACACAAACCACTAACAAAACAATCAGGGGCATCCAAGTTGAAGAATTACTTTTAGACGGCAAGCGGTTTTGGCGAATTGGCATTCAAAAGGCATTCCAAAAGAATGGCGATTGGTGGTTTGGCTTAAACGACAGATTACTAAAAGAGGCAAGAGAAAACAAAATAGAAAAGTTAATAGTGGAAGTTGGCAGGCAGACAATGTATTTAAAACCACCAACCGAAAAAGAGTTAAAGGAAAAGGAAACGAAAGGCGAGTTTGAGAGAAGGAAGTCAAAGTTTGCGGGGTATCCGGACTGGAAAATATACCATTTCAAGGTTGAAAAATAAGTGAAAATATGGTATAATTAAAGGAGAGATGAAAATTTTTAAAGTAAAAATTGATAAATTAAAGCCAAGTGAATATAATCCACGAAAGGCGACCGAAAAAGAGGTAAACAATTTAAAAGAAGGTTGACAATTAAAGCAAGTGGCATTATAATAAAAGAATGCCACGAGGAGTTTTTAAAAATCCAGAAGAGCGAATAAGAAAAATAAAACTTGCCAGAGCAAGGCAAATTATTACTGATGAACACAAAAAGCATATTAGCGAGGCTCTAAAGGGTAGAGTTCCGTGGAATAAAGGGAAAAAAATGTCTCAAGATTTTAAAGAAAAACGGAGAAAACTTGCTAAAAAAAGTTGGCAGAATCCTGAAATTAGAGAGAAAAGAATAAGGGGAATGAAGGGTCGGAAACTGACAGAGGAGACAAAAAAGAAAATTGGAACAAGTAATAAAAGGAGATGGTTAAATAAATCAAAAAAAGAAAAAGAAAAATTTAGTAAAATAGCAAAAGAGAGGCAGAAGGAATTATGGAAAAATCCAGAATATAAAGCAATGATGATTGAAAATCATAAAGGGAAGGTGGGGTATTGGAGAAATAAAAAGAGACCAGAAATATCAGGAGAAAAGTGTTATTTATGGCGAGGAGGGAAAACTAAATTAGTGAAAAAAATAAGAGAAAGTATAGAATATAAAATATGGCGTCAGAAGGTTTTTGAAAGAGATAATTATACTTGCCAGATTTGCGGGAAAAGAGGTGTAAGATTAGAAGTAGACCATTTTCCTAAATCCTTTGCTGGTATAATAAGAGAGTATAAAATTAAAACATTAGAGGAAGCATTAAATTGTGAGAAACTCTGGGATATAAATAATGGACGCACACTTTGTTTAGGTTGTCATAAAAAAACAGAAAATTATTTAAAGAAAGTGCCGGGCAATTGAAATTGAGCCTTTATATGCTGAGGTCATACTAAATCGTTGGGAAAAGTTTAGTGGAAAAAAGGCTAAAAAAATAAATTAAAAAATATGCCTGCTCCAAAAGGTAATAAATACGCTCAAAAATATACTAAAAAAGAGATAGAGAGGGCAACAAAAATTGCTCTTGATTATATTGAAAACCCTAAAAAATATGGGGATATTGTGCCAACCGTGGAAGGTTTAGCAACAGTTTTAGGAATTCATCGTCCTTATTTATATGATTTAGCAAAGAAATATAAAGAAGTTTCAGACACAATTGAACTTTTAAATACTCATCAATCCAAGTTGTTAATTACCGGAGGACTTTTAAACAAATTTAATGCTTGTATTACAAGGCTTTTATTATCAAGGCACGGCTATATTGAAAAAACCGAAACTGAAACTACTACAAAAATAAAATTAGACAGAGAAATAAAAGAGAAAATTAAAAAAATATACAAAGATGGAGGAGATTGAAAAGTTTATCAAGTTGGCAAAGGAAAAAGGAATTAAAAAAGACCAACTTGAAAACTTTTTAAGCGCTGCGTATATTCCTTTTCCTTGGCAATTAGAATTCCATTCTTTAGCCAGGCAAATTGATGACAGAAATAATCCAATAACTGAAATTGGATTAGGAGGAGCAAGAGGACCAGGCAAAACTTATTCTATTTTAGCCCAGATTGCTTTAGATGACTCTCAACGAATAAAAGGACTAAAAAGTTTGTTTTTGAGGCAAATTGGAGCAGCAGCCGCAGAAAGTTTTGAGGATGTAATAAATAAACTTTTAGCAGGTAAGATTGATTATAAATACAATAAAAACAAGAACATTTTACAATTTCCAAATGGAAGCAAAATAGTATTAGGTGGTTTTAAAGATAGTAGAGATATTGATAAATACATAGGGATTGAATATGACTTGATGGCTTTAGAGGAATTAACCCAGTTAACAGAGGAAAAAGTTTTGCAATTAAAAGGAAGTTTAAGAACCTCAAAAGAAAATTGGAAACCAAGAATTTATTGTAGTTTTAATCCGGGCGGAATAGGAATGCAATGGGTGAAAAGAAAATTCATTTTAAAAGAAGATAAAAATTGCTTTTTTATTCCAGCAACTTATAAAGATAATCCATTTTTAAACAAAGAATATATTGAATATCTTGAAAGTTTGCCGGGTTCTTTAGGAAAGGCATGGCGAGAAGGAGATTGGGATATATTAGAAGGGCAATTCTTTAATGAATGGAGAGTAGAAAAACATGTTTGCGAGCCATTTCCAATTCCGGTGAGTTGGCCAAGATTTAGAGGTTATGATCACGGCAGAGAAAATCCAGCGTGTTGTTTATGGTTTACTTTAGATTATAACGGCAGGGTTTATTGCTACCGAGAATTATATGTCCAAGGTTGGAATGCAGATCAGATTGCCAGAGAAATAAATAGATTAAGTGAGGGTGAAAGTTATGTTTATTCAGTGGCTGATCCAAGTATTTTTGCAAAAATGGGACACGGCGAAACAATTGCAGAAGTATTTGCTAGAAATGGGATTGCCTTTATTCCGGCAAGTAATAGAAGGATAGATGGTTGGAATACGGTTCATCAGTATCTTTACTGGGATGAAAGTACATTGCCAAAAATAATGTTTTTTAAAACTTGCTTAAATACAATTAGAACGATTCCAATGTTAATTCACGATGAAAAAAAGCCGGAAGATTTAGATACAAGAGGTGAAGACCATTGTGCAGATGCTTTAAGATATTTCCTTCAAACTTTAAGAGAAAGAAAAGGACCGAAACCATTAACTGAAGTGGAAAGAAAATTACTGGCAATGAAAAGAGAAAGTTTAGCTGAAAAACTTGATAAATTATATCAAGGTGATTATTACAATCCCCAAGAAGAATTATGATTTTTAAACAATTAAGAGTAGGGCAATACGGAAAGATTTTTTGGATTTACAAATTTAAAACAATGGAAAATGGAAAGATAACAAGGATTGGCAGGTTTTTAAGGCGATGGAAAATAGATGAAATTCCTCAAGTAATAAATATTTTAAAAGGTGAGATGGCTTTTTTTGGACCAAGACCAGAAGAATTAAAGGATATTTTATTAATTCCCGAAGAAGAAAGAAAAATAATATTATCAGTTAAGCCAGGATTATTAGATTTAGCAACCTTGCATTTTATAAGAGAAAATGATATGAGAGAAAATTATTTGGCTATAAGCAGATTAAAAACAAAATTGCAAATTCTCTACATTCAAAAAAGAAATTGGCTCTTAAATTTAAAAATTTTATGCAAAGCATTACTGAAATTGCTAAAAAAATAAGATTAATGGTAATTGAGATGCTTTATCGGGCTCAATCTTGCCATTTAGGTTCAAATATGAGTGAAGTTGAGATTTTAGTTACTCTTTATTTTAAAATAATGAAGCCAAAGGATATTTTTATTCTCTCAAAAGGTTGGGGAGCGGCAGCATTATATGCAGTTTTGGCCGAAAAAGGAATTATCAATAAAAAGGATTTATTAAAAAACTATTATACTGAAAAATACCCAGGACTGGTAAGTGAAAAAGTGCCAGGAGTAGTTTTATCAACTGGTAGTGCTGGGCACGGAATAGGAGTAGCCGTCGGAATGGCTTTGGCTGATAGAGATAGAAAGGTTTATTGCTTAATAAGTGATGGAGAATGTAATTGTGGAACAACTTGGGAGGCGGCTTTGTTTGCCGCTCATTACAAATTGAATAACTTGACTTTAATTATTGATTACAATCAACTCCAGGCTTTTGGAGAGACGAATAAAGTTTTACAATTAGAACCATTAGCAAGAAAATGGAAAAGTTTTAATTGGTGGGTAGTACCAGTTAATGGGCATAATTTCAATGATTTAATAAGTGCTTTTGGGCAAAAAACGGTTCATAAACGACCCAAAGTTATTATTGCTAATACAATTAAAGGAAAAGGAATTCCTTTTGCTGAAAATAGGGTTGAGTGGCATTATTTTAATTTAAATAAAGAACTTTACAATGAGGCCAAGAGATATATTTGTCAAAACGCTAATTAAATTAGCAGAAAAAGATAAGGATATCATTCTTTTAAACGATGATACAGGATTTAGTTTGTTTGAAGAATTTGCCGAAAAATTTCCAAAGCAATATTTTAATTGTGGAATTACAGAGCAACTTATAACAGGAATTGCTACTGGTTTGGCTTTAAGTGGCAAAAAACCTTGGATATACGGGATTATACCATTTGTGACAATGAGAAATTATGAGTTTGTTAGAAATGATATTTGCTATCAAAAAAAAGGTTTGAATGTAAAAATAATTGGAGTAGGGGGAAGGCAATATTACAAATTTTTAGGGTTTACACATAACGTTGAAGGAAATTTAGATTTGGTTTTAATGGGAACTTTGCCAAATATGAAAGTTTACGCTCCTAATTCTTTAAAAGAAGTTGAAAAAATTATTTTAAAAGAATACAAAAGGTCGGGTCCGGCATATATACGATTATGAAAGTTCCATTTGTAAATTACGGCTTACAATACAAAAAAATAGAAAAAGAAATAGATAGGGCAATTAAGAAGTGTTTAAGGAACGGAGATTTAATTTTAAGAGATGAAGTAAAAAGATTTGAAGAAAACTTTGCTAAATTAGTAGGGGCAAAATATTGTTTGGCAGTAAATAGTGGCACAGATGCTTGTTATCTTTCTTTGGCAGGTTTGGGAATAGAGGTTGGCAGAGAAGTAATTACCACCTGGCATACTTTTGAAGGTATTATTTGGGTAATTAGAAGGGCTTTTTTAAAACCAGTTTTAGTAAACCCTAAAAAAGATTTTCTTATTGATGAGAAAGAGGTTGAAAGGAAAATAACTACAATGTCAAAAGTTATTATCCCCGTTCATTTAAATGGGAAGATTTGTGATATGGAAAAGATAGAAAATATGGCAGTTAGAAACGGGCTTTATATTGTTGAAGATAGTTGCCAATCTATTCCTAAAAAATTAGAAGGAAATTGTGCTTTTTATAGTTTTTATCCAGCAAAGATTTTAGGTTGTTATGGAGATGGCGGGGCAGTAGTGACAAATGACGAGTTTTTATTTAAGAGAATGAAATGGTTAAGAGATGCAGGTTTTATTAATAGTCGGTTAGATAATATTCAAGCAGCAGTTTTGAATATTAAATTAAAGTATTTGCCTTTTTATTTAAGTAGAAGAAAGGAAATTGCTTTGAGATATCACGAAGGATTAAAGGAAATAGAAGAAGCGGGATTGATAACATTACCAGAAAGTGAGTATTGGCAGAATTATGTTATTAGAACAGCAAATAATAGGAGATTACAATCTTTTCTTGAAGACAATGGTATTGAAACCCAAATAAAAGGTTATGCTTTTGATAAGCCGTGTATAACTGAATGGGTTTTATCTTTACCTCTTTATCCAGAGTTAACAAACGAACAAGTAGATTATGTCATTGAAAAAGTTAGAGAATTTTTTCAAAAATAAAAAAGTGTTGATAACTGGAGCGGCAGGATCAATAGGAAACAATTTGACTAAACAAATTGTTAAACTTAAACCTAAAAAGGTTTTTATTTTAGATATTAATGAATCAGGTTTGTTTGATTTATGGGAAGAAACCAAAGCAGAATTGATTTTAGCCGATATAAGAGACGAAATAAAAATTGAAAGGATTTTTGAGATATATAAACCAGATATTGTTTTTCATTGTGCCGCTTATAAACACGTTATTTGGGGCGAAAAATGGTCTGATGAATTTTATACAACAAATGTAAAAGGAACAGAAAACTTAGTTAAATCTTCTTTAAAAATAAAAGTTAAAAAATTTGTTTTTATTTCAACCGATAAAGCAGTAAATCCAAAAAATTATTATGGAAAAACAAAGAAAGAGGGAGAAAAATTGTGTTTAGAGGCAAGTAAATCAAGTAAGACAGAATTTATAATTGTTAGATTTGGAAATGTTTTGGCAAGTAGAGGGAGTGTTGTGCCAATTTTTAAAAAACAAATTGAAAGAGATGAACCATTAACGGTTACTCACAAAAAGATGAGAAGGTATTTTATTAGTATGGGCGAAGCAATAGATTTTATATTAAAAGCAACTCTTTTAGCAAAGAATGGACAGATTTGCGTGCCAGAATTAAAGGAGATTTATATTACTGATTTGGCTAAACTGATGATTGCTTTGTCTGGCAAGGTTTTGCCTATTAAATTTACTAAACCAAATAAGGGTGAGAAATTAAGAGAAGAATTAATGACAAAAGAAGAGAAAAAAAGGTCGGTTAAAAAGCAAGGAATTTACTTTATATGCCCCAAGATGTAAGTTATTGGATAAACAGAAAAAGAGAGGATAAAAAATTGGATTGGCGAATAGGAGAAAAGGATTGGTTAGAAGGATATTGGCAGTCAGTCAATCATCCTCATCGGAAACTTATTTTGAAAGCATTAGAAAGTTTTTATCCTTTTAAAAGTTTATTAGAGGTTGGCTGTAATGTTGGACCAAACTTGAAATTAATTCAAGACAAATTTCCCAAAGTTGAGTTGGCTGGTTCAGATGTTAATATAGAGGCATTAAAGATAGCAAAGCAGAGATTGCCAAAAGTTGATATTTATATTGATAATATTGAAAATAGTTTAATTAAAAGGCAATTTGATATTGTTTTAGTAGATGCAGTGTTGATGTATATTCCTCCAGAAAGGATTTTAAGAGCAATGGAAAACATTTCTTATTTAGCAAAAAAAGGAATTGTTTTGGTAGAGTGGAAAAGTGAAAGTTTTTTAGGAAAAGTGATGCATCATCACTGGGCAAGGAATTATAGAAAGATTTTGAAAAAGTTAGGGTGGCAAAATGTTAAAGAATTAAAAATACCAAAAGATTTATGGTCAACCGAAAATTGGGCGAGGTTAGGTTATATTTTTGTTGCTCGTCATCAATAAGAAATTTTAAAGAAAAAATAGAAAAGTCCACAGGATTGCCAGAATGGAATTATAATCCCCGAAAGAATGTAGTATTTTTTGGAATGTATCATATCCTTGACTATTTAAAGTTTTTATGGTGTCAAGGAGAAAAAAAAGTGTTTTGGTGTGGAAGCGATATTTTAAATCTTGGCAAGTGGAGAACAAGATTGTATGCAAAAATAACAAGAATTGAAAAGGCAGAGAATTTTTGTGAAAACGAGGCAGAGCAAGAAAAACTTGAAAAATACGGAATTAAAGCAAAAGTTAATCCAATTTTCTTTGGAGATATTGACTTGCCAGAAACTTATAGACATTCGGAAAATCCGCATATTTGGTTGTGTATGCATAGAGATAGAGAGAGAGAATACGGAATTGTAGAAATAAGTATTTTGAGTAGGTTTTTGCCAGAATATACTTTTCATATTTATGGTATTGAAGGTTATGAGGCGTTGAATTTTCCTAAAAATGTGGTTTTTCACGGCAAAATACCAGAAAAACAATTAGACGAGGAAATAAAGAATTATCAATGTGGTTTAAGATTGAATAGTTTTGATGGTTTTTCAGAAGTAATTGCAAAGTCAATTTTATTAGGGCAATATCCAATTTCAAAAATTAAATATCCGCATCTTTGGAGTTTTGAGGATATTAGAGATTTGAAAGATAAATTATTACTTTTAAAAAAGCAAATTAAACCTAATCCTTTTAGAAAAATATGGAAAGAGAAATTAATACAAAACCTAAAATTTTATCAATAATTTATACACCATTTACAGGCGTTGGTCTAAAGAAAGGTTATCGGGGTGATGATTGGTTTAAGTATAGAATTGAGATTTTTAAGAAATATACTTTGAAAAGTTTATTGAACCAAAGTCATAGAGGTTTTATTCATTGGCTATCTTTTAGACCAGAGGAAGCGAAAAACCCTTTAGTTTTTGATTTAATAAAGTATTTTGAGGGATTAAAAGATTATCCAGTTGTTCTTACTTTTAATGGTTTGATGTATTGGGACGATAAATTTGGCGGTGGATTAAAGCAAACTTTAATGAATGTGGCAAGGGTGGTTAGGGGTTGGTACAGAGAAAAGTCAGTTTGTTTAGGTGATTTAAAAGAAATTTTTTATCACAAAAACAAAACTTTAAAAGAAAGATTAGAAAGAACTTTTGCTGAGTTTTTAAGAAACGAAGGATTGAAAAAAGTTTTTCAAGAAGCCGATTGGATTTACTTGACAAGGATTGATAGCGATGATATGCTACATAGAGAGGCAATAAGAACGATTATTTCACAATTCCCAGAAAAAGGAAAGGCGTTGGTTTTTCAGAAAGGACTTGCTTATAATCATTTGACTGGTGAATTGGTAGAGTGGCATCCGAATACTAATCCGCCTTTTCACACGATTATTTTTCCAAAGGATGTTTTCTTGGATGCTCAAAAGTATTTGGATTATATGGATGGTTTTAAGAGCCACGAGGATATTCCTAAGATTTTTGATTGTTATCAATTGCCAGATTATTACTATTGTTGCGTTTTACACGGAAAACATATCTCAACTACTTGGAACCATCCTTTTAGACGAAGAGACAAAAAAGTGCCTCTTGACAAATTAAAAGAATTTGGCTTATGAATGAGATAAAACCAAAACCAAAACCAAATTTAGAAAAACTTTTAGGCAAAGAAAAATACCAACTTTTTCAAGATGTTAAAAATAGAATTGAAGATTTAAAGGAAGTTAGAAAAAATATTTATGGTCTCAATTTAGAAAATCTGTGGGCTGAAGCAGATAAGAATTATATTCCCCACAAATTAAGAACAAAAGGAAAAAAGGTTATCTATACAGATGAAGAGAAAGGATGGCGTGGAGTGCCAACGATTTTAGAAAAGTCGGGTGATTGGCAATCCGATGCTTCACAGCCAAATCCTTATATTAAAATTCAAACAGCCCTTTCAATTTTGATTGATAGAAACCCAGAAGGTATTTTTACTCCTGGTAGTAAACAATACGAACAAACTACTCTTTTGATGAAAACTCTTTATCAAAGAAACTGGGAAATTGCTAAAAGTAAACAGCAACTAAAATTATTTGTCTACAATTTGGCTAAATATGGCTGGGCAATTGCCAGAACTTATCCTAAATTAGTTAAAAGGAAGGTTAAGGTTTTGGTGGATTATAACGAAGAAGAGCCAGAAAAATCAATTTACGAGGAAAAAGAGGTTGTGGAATACAATGATGTTTTTAGAGAAAACCTTGATCCTTGGAATGCTTGGATAGATGATATGACTTTACCAAACCAACCAGAAACAATGAGAGATTGGGCGTGGCGGAAGGTTTATTCTTGGGATGTTTTTCAAGAGGAATTTGGGAATTACAGGTTGGCAAAATATGTTCAGAAAGGAGGAGAAGTTGAAGATAAACTAAATGTAGGAATTAAGAGAAAATTCCAAGAAAAAGATTTAGTAGAGGTTTATTTTTACGAGAATAGAATTAAAGATGTGTATATGGTAATTGCTAATGGAATTCCAGTTATTATTGAACCCTTGCCTATTTCTGATAGTGAAGGAAGAAAGAGGCTATCTTGCTGGCAAACTTATTGGACTTTAAGAAGTGCTACCTGTCCTTATGGAATTGGGATTTACGAGGCAATTAGAGAAGACCAAAAATTACTTGATAGGATAAGAAATATGACGATTGATCAGTTGACTTTAGCAATTTATAAGATGTTTTTCTATACAGGAACTTCAGAGTTAACAGAAGGAGGAGAAATAGCAATTGAGCCGGGAAAAGGAAGACAAGTATTAGATCCGAGTAATGTTAAATGGCTTGAAGTGCCAGGACCAGGAGCAGAAGCGTGGGCAGGAATAGAAATGTTTAAAAAAGATATAGAAAATACTTCAGGAGTGACTGCTCCTTTATTAGGCGAGATTACAGGAAAAACTGCTTTTGAAATAGCCCAAGCAAAAGAGGCAGCCCTTAAAAGATTAAAAACTCCATTAGAAAATATTGCTGATGCTTTAGATGAAGATGGTTATATTACGATTTCGTTAATGCAGATGTTATATTCCATTCCTGAGGTTTACAGAATAACAGATAGAGAGAGAATAAATGCTTATTTACAAGAAATTCAATCAGATCCGGAGTTATACGAATATGACGAGGAAGGAAACTTTTATGCTAAGGTTTATCGGGAATTTCCAATGAATTTAGAAAAAGATGAGCAAGGAAACTTTATAGAAAGCGAAGAGACGAGATTTTTCAGAATTAAACCAAGTGGTTTGAGATGGGAAGGAATAATTAAAGTCAAAGCCCAGTCAATTTTAAGTGTTAGCAAAGAATTACAAAAAGCAATGGATTTAGAGATGATAAATCTCTTATCGCCGTTATTAGAAAGAGTTAATCAGGAAATTCTTCTTATTCAGCAAGCAGGTGGAGAAGTTAATTTGAATAATACAACTTATGGTAAGGTAATTAAAAATCTTTTGAGGATTTATGATAAAGATCCAAAGGATTGGTTGCCAGATGGCTGGTTAACCAAAGAAACAATTAGAACTCCTTTAGTGAAACCGGTTCAACCTCCTCAAACTTCTCCTTTAAGACCAGAAAAGGTTGTGCCAACAACCGAATTAGAAAGTAAACCAAGAAATGTTATTCAAAAATTAGCCAGCCAAATTAAAGAAGCAATTCCTTTTAGATAATGAAAGATTTAACTGATTTAGAAAAACAACAAATTAGATATTTAGTAAGAAGTCCTCAGTGGAAGTCGTTAGAGAGGGCAAGAGATTTATACATAGAAAAAGTAAGAGCAACGCTTGGTAGTAAAAATAGCCAGTGGGAAACTTTAAAATGTTTTTTAATAGCCGAAGGTAAAATTGAAGGAATTAAAGAGTTTTTAAATGAGTTAATTAAACAATGAGTAAGAAAGATAAATTTGACATTTTTATTCAAATTGTCAAGGTTGTCTTAATGATAGTCGGTTTAATTATTTTTCTTTATTATGTTAGAGGAATATCAAAAATTTCGTCTTAGAGATTTAAATGCAGCCAGAAAAGATTTTTTTGTTGAAGTTAATTGGGACGAGAAGAACGAATCTATTAACGAGTGTAAGGTTTTGAAATTCACTTTTCCAAACGGAGAAACGGCTTTAGTAAAGAAAGAGGAGTTGCTGGGGTTGCTGTTTATTATTGGACGTCCAGAAGAGCAAAGAAAGATGATTCCACAAAAGATAACTAAAGTTAGACATTACCGAACAACCTTGTGGGTTCAAGTTAAAAAGGATATGAGAGCAGGTGATATTATTAAAGTGCCAGTTGATATTACTTTGCCAGCAGTTTCAGAAGAAGTAATTGCTGAACTAAAAAAGAAACCAAATAAATCTCTCAAGGTCGAAAAAGATGGTGATTTTAAAAATTTCTTAATACCACGATGAAGAAAAAAGAAAAAGATAATACAAAAAAAGAAATTGACGAATTGAGACAGGAAATTAAGAAAACTCAAGAAATGTTTAAAGAGTTGGTTGGTTTAGTTAAAGAAGAAATAGTTAAAAAAGAAGAAGCCAAGCAGGAAGTTAAAAAAGAAGAAGAAAAAACAGAACAAGTAGAAGGTTCAAAGTCGTTTGTGCCACCTGAATGGGTAGAGATAGTTCATTCAGTGTTGAATAAAAAGTTTGGTGTAGAAGTAGAGTATTTTAAGGATAGGCCAGAGTTTCTTTTTACGATTGTAGTCCCAGAAGAGTATTCAAATATGAGTGAAAAAGAAAAGGAAGTTAAGAAAGTTGACTTGAGAAGCAAAGTTATTTCAATTGCTGATGGAGTAAATGGAATCAGGCAATGGGCAGAAACAGTGTATAATAATTTTAATTCTGAAATAAAAGCAAAAATAAAGAGTGATGCAGCCATTCCTCACTAATCAAGCGTCCGACTTGCTTGACAAAAAAATCAGTTGGATTTATACTAAAAGCAATATGACGAAGAAAAATCCATTTAAATTTGGTGAAAAAGAGAAAGCAGTAGCATACGGAGATAGAGAGAAAAAACCTTCACACGTGTTTTTATTACCAAAGGAAAAGAAATTTCCAGTGAAAGTACGCAAGAATGGAAAGTGGGTGTATAGTAAAAAACTTTTGAAAGCGGCTTTAGGAAGAGCAAGGCAACATAATTATCCTCAAGTTGCTACTGCGGCAGAAAGGATATTAAAGAGAGAGTTTGGATATGTTGAGGTAGATGGTTTAAGAAAGAAGAAAAAATGGATTTCTACTGATACAGGCAAAATGAAAGCATAAAACTTATGCCAAGTGTTAGTAAGGTTCAACAATCAGCATTTGCAATGGCTTTAGCAGCCAGGCGAGGTGAAATTCCTGTTAGTTCTTTGAAAGGAAGTGCTTTAAAGATTTACAAGTCAAAAATGTCTGCTAATCAGTTAGAAGATTTTGCCAAGACAAAAAGAAAAAATTTACCATTAAGAAAAAACAAAAAAAGGAGATGGCTTTCCAGTGATACTGGAAAAGTCAAAGTATAGTCGGCATATCCCAGGTCTCCTGCTGGGTTAAAAAAGGAGTAAAACTATGCCAAGACAAGTTATTGGACATATACCTGATTTTACTTCTGAAGATGGAGTAAATCAGGAGGAAGTAAAACAACCTGAAACTGAATCTTTGGAAGAGGAGGTTTCAGGAGAAGAGAAGGAAACTCTGCCAGAATCTTCCACTGGCGAAAAACCTGCCGATGAAACTTCTGAAGAGGAAATTCCTGAAGAAGAAACCTCTGAAGAAGAAGTAGTTGGTGAAGATACTGGCGAGGAGAAAGTTCGCCCAGAAGATATTGAAGGTTTAAAAAAAGAAAGGGAAAGGTTATTGAATGAAATTAGAGAGTTAAGAACAACGAGGAGAGAGTTAAAGACAAAACCAAAAGAAGAGCCAATTACCCAGAAAGAGATTGACGATTTAAAGGACTTACATCCTGAGGATGTAGCCCTAATAGAGAGAATTCTCAAAGCAAAGGGATATGTTTCAAGAGAGGAGTTAAATCGTCAACTCTATGAACAAATAGAGCAAGATGAGATAAACAAATTTCTTGAAAGATATCCTGAATTTAAACCAGAAAATGACCCAGATGATAGAAATTGGATGGCTCTTCAAGAAGAATTGAAATGGTACAGAAAACCAGAAAACCCACGAGAAATAGGTAAATTACTTGAAAGAGCAAGGCGAGCAATCCAATCTCCCGTCAGTGAGCGAAGCAACTTGAAAACTACCAAAAGAAAAATTGAAATAGCCAGTAAAGGTAGTGGAGGGGTTGCTCAACGCTCTTCTTCTTCCCGGCCATTCACTGAAGAAGAAAAAAATTTATTGCGTCGGGGTGGTTGGAGCGAAGAAGAAATCAAAGAGTTAGAGCAAAGTAGAGGTTAAAATCAAAAATGGCTTTTAAGTTAGTTAGTTGTGGTGGAGGTGTAGTAGAACCTACCGTTGTTGAGGTTGATGGTTCAGCAATCATCAACATTGGTGATGCCGTTGATATGACTTTAGATGGTAGTGCTGGTAGTGCTCCAGTTAGAAGAGCAACAAGCAGTTCTACCACTAAAACCTTGTTTGGTGTTGCTGTTTCTTCAATCTCTTCAAACGGCAAAGTGAAGGTTATTCCTATTACTGAGGAACAATTATGGGAAGCAGATTGTAATGCTAATACTGATGATTATCACCTTTTGAAGAGACACGCCTTGACTGATCACGATACGGTTAATAACACTCATTACGAGGATTCTGCTTCGACAGGAGTATTTTTGGCTATTTACAGAAAAGGTGCCTCTGCTGACAAAAAACTCATTGGTAAGTTTATTAAATCTGACTAAAAATTATGAATCCATTGACAATTGCTGATGCTGCAGATTTAGTAGATGTTTCTATCCAAAAACTTTGGTTAAAAGGAAGTGAAAAGGAGAGTAGGGATTTTGCTGGTTATTACAACATAGAGTCAGGCGTAACTGATTATTACTTGAAAGACAGTTCTCTTTCAGGTTTAGGTTATGCCGGCAGGATTGTTGAGAATGCGGCTATTGTGGCTCAATCACCCGTTCAAGGATTTGACAAAACTTATACTCAGGTTCAGTTTGGTGTTCTCTTGTCGGTGACTAAGCCAATGTGGTTTTTTGGCATTAAAAAGAGACACCTTGAGAGAATTACTCAAGAGGCCAGAAATGCTTGTGCAGATTTAAGAGAATTGAGATGTGCTGAGAGGTTAGAAAATGGTTTTGCTACCTCTTATACAGCCGAGGACGAGGCAGGTAATTATACAGTTGATGTGACTGGTGGAGATGGTGTTGCTATGTTCTCCTCTTCTCACACCAGAGAAGATGGTGGAAGCAACTGGAACAACATCGTCTATGATGGAACGACTTACAATATGGACTTTGAATATGATGCTCTAAAGGCGGCTCACAGAACCGCAAGTTTGATTAGAAATCCTAAAGGCAAACCAATGAATATTAATCTTGATACATTGGTTGTTGCTAAAGGAAGTTCTAATTACTTTAGAGCAGTTGAGATTTTGGGAGCAATAAGAAAAGGTTGGCAACCTGCTACGGCTGATAGAGAAGGTTCTGGTGTTCCTGCTTACAAGATTATTGCCTTGCCTTGGTTGATGAATAACACTGATTACTGGTATATGTTTGATAGTTCCAAGAAGAATTTGATGTATGGCTTGCAATACAAGGAATCTCAACCAATTCAGTTAGAAGGTCCGAATATTGTCTTTAGAACAGGTGAGATCCAGTATAAGGCAACGATGATGTTTGACATTGGACACAACGATGCCAGAAACTGGGTAGGTTCTAAATCTACTAATTCTGCCTAATAATTAAAACCTTGCAGGGCTCTCTGGTGGGTTGCCTATGGTCGGGGAGAGCCCAAGAGAGCCCTTTTCTTTAAGAAAATAAAAAAACTATGGCTAAATGGCATGATGGACAACCTTATACGTCTTTTAGAGCAGTTAATGTTAAGGATGGTTCTATTTTAGTAGAATCAGGTAATTATAAAGGGGTTTTAAGAGCAACTCCTGGCAAATTAACTGCTAATAGGACTTATACTTTACCTGATGACTCTGGTTATGTTTTTGTTGGTGCTCACGGCAGTGCAGCGGTAAGTTATAGCGGAATTGCGGCAGGAAGTTTAAAACAAACTACAATTGTTGATTCTAATGTTAAGGCAACTGATTTTGTGATTGCTTGTTTTGCTCAGAATTTATCTGATAGTATTGCGATAGTTGCTGCGACTCCAAGTTCTGGAAGTTTACAATTGACTCTTGCTAACTTAACAAGTAATGCAATTAGTATTGATGCAAGAAAGGTCAACTACATTGTAATTGATAGGGTATAATGGAAAAGAAAAGTCCTAAAGATGCGTTTCTTTACAATCTCTCTGTATTAAATGCAGTAGTTAATGAATTGCGAGAAATACCCAAAGAACCACCGAAGGAGACAAAAGAAACTACCTTGATAGAGAAGATAGAATTTCCCCAAGAAGGAGGAGTTTTAATGTATATGAAGGGATATAAATATCCTTATCGTGGTTTTCCTTTTTGGGAGTTTGTGGAGAAAATGGATATTCTAAAAAAGATATTTAGATATTTTTTAGGTAGAATTCATTTCTTTGCCAGAACGAGTAAATGGAAACTACCTACTTTATTACCTTCTATGTGGTTTTTAAAGAAAATTGCTTTTAGTTTATTGTATTCCTTTTATCGGGTAATAGAAAGGTTTAGGATTAAACCCCATCGTTATTGTAAAGCAGTAAGAGAGATTTACCGGGTTTTTAATGTAATGATTGAAAGAGAGAAAGACCCAGAAATAAGGGAGAAGGTTAGGCAATTAAGAGATTTGGTTTGTATGTTTTTAGAGTTTGACAATGCTTATAGATTTAGAGTTCAGGATATTATTGAAGAAATAAACATTGATGAGATTAAACTTACAAAAGAGGATAAATTCTTTTGTAAAATGAGAAAAGATTACAATTTTGGCTTTCTCCAAAAAGAAAAAGGTCGAGAAAAATAAAAAAAATAAAAAATCGTGGAATACTTTGCTAAAGGAAATACTCCAGTTTATAAGTTTGCTGATAGCACTGATGCTACTTCAGGGGTGGCTTTTTGGACGCCTTCAGCAAGTGGAAGAGTGGCTATTACTGATTTAATAATTGGATTAATAGGAGAGGATATAGGAACCTTTCAAGTAAAACTTGGAAGTAATGTTGTTTTTGAAGGAATTAAAAATGGAACAGGGATGGTGAACTTGAACTTTAGAACTCCAGTTATAAGTGGAACTTATGACGAGAAAGCATATATTGAAACCCAGAAAACTGGAAAAATTACTATTACCGGAATTGGTTTTGAGGTAAAGTAAAATGAGACCAAATATAAGAATTTCAAAAGGTGGTGGTTCAGTAGGAACTACTATTCCAAAGGCATCTCCGATTGGATTGTTATTGTGCTTGACTTATGCTTCAGACCAAACTTCACAAAGTGCGGTTAGTGAAGCAATTAAAATTACAAGTGTAAAAATATCTTCTTATCAACCAAGT